AACATCTTAACTGGAAAAGAGTGATCATCATCTACACATATAAATTGATCACCAAACTGAGCTATATCTACCATGGCATCACTAGTTGAATTATGTAATGCTTGGTTGCCAGTAGGTCCTAGTATCTCTTGAAAGCCTGTATTGTTGTAATATGCCTTACCGTTAGAATAGAACACCAATGTATCATTGATATCTGCCACATTAGATACTCTGGTGTTGGTGGGTATTCTAGGTGCTACTAGATCCCAGAACTCAAAGCCAAACCTAACTTGCATAGATTTATCTCTAAGCACAGTCCAGTTCTTCATCGTTTCAGCATAATTAGAAGCTGTATTAAACCTGAAGTCTGTGATCCCACCTGAAAAGTCTGAGAACCTTTGTTTGGCCATTAATATATCCTTATAGGTATAGTATTTCTAAGTCTAGTGTTGAGTCATTCACAATTAATTCAAATACAGTTAAAGATGTAGGGTTGATCGTAGGATAAATAAACCTATTCACCTTTGATCCTGAAGTTACTCTAAACCTCATATTAACCTGATCAAGAGATAATGAACCAGGAAGAGACACTGATTGCTTGTAACCATGTCCACCTGCATCTACTGCCCAATTAGCTTTATCTATAGTCTGTGTAGGTTTAGTTATATCACCTATTGTAAGAGCTCCTACGGTAGTAATAAGAGCGTCTAGTAGGTCTGCATTGGTCTCTAATCCATCAGACCATACATTACCTGTATCTCCGTCTTCTGGTTTCTTGGATCCATTTGTAAGTGTAATCATCTATGCCTCCTGCACGAAGCAGATACCATCTACACATGTAGTCCAGTTTCTGCCGATTATTCTTATTGAATATGTTCCAGTACCAAGTGCTGTGTAGGGTTTCGATATAAAGAAGTTACCATCAACATGACCTGGCATATAAGCTTCTGCGTGGAGCGAATCTACCTGTCCTGGCCCTACTACATATAATTGCATTGCGTCTACCGATGCAAGCCTTGTTGCATTAAAGGACACTACATATGTTCTGCCTATGGTGGCTTCAAAACTACATCTCGATGGAACTACCTCTGCCAGTGTTCCACCTATGGTTCCATTAATTGGTATTGGAGATTGTGATATATCAATCCTATCTAAGACTGCTTGACTAGAATCAATTAGTTTCTCTACTGCTCCACCATCATCTTTATAATAGATACCATCAGTCTTGGCATATAGGTGAGCCTTTCCACTGGCAGGTGTTGTTGGGTCTGATCTTTCATTGGTTATTAGTCCAGTTGATTCTAGTGATCCTTCACTTCCACTGATGGCTGATGCTATCTCGCTTGACACATACTCTTCTGATGCCAGTATTTGAACAGCACTATTATAGATTGCCTTAACCTTATTAGCAGTCCTATTGAACCATATAAGGCCTTTTCTGTTACCAGAGTAAGCATAGTCAGCGTCTACTATCTCTAGTTGAGCTTCTCTTAATTCTGAGTTTACATCCATTACTTATTCTCCTGAAGGCAATGCTTTTTATCCATATAACAAAGGATAATATCTATTTTATAGTTTAGCTGTGAGTATTTGCTCTCTGATCCGGCCTTAGTTTCAAACGAACCAACAAGGTTGTATAAAAGAAACATAATCATACTTGACGTCATTGTTACCACTACCCCTATTAGCTTATCTTTCATTAAATACCCTCTTTGATCTTTATGTAGTCTGTTATCTCTCTAAGGGTCATGGGCCTATTCTTAATGGCAGCTTTGAGTGATGCTAGTCTCTCTTTGTTTGTAGTTTCTTTTGTTCTTCTTTCATTCTCTTGTTTTGTTATGTCTGAGGTTACCACTGTGTATTGAGCTGGCATCCTACATCTAGTGTAATCAAGTACTGATATCATCTGGTAAGCATATGACCTTGGAAGGGGATTTGGTAACACTTCACTTGGATCTCTAATTGACTTCATGATATCTTCTGTGGTGATACAAGTAGTTTGATCGGTGTATGTTTCCCATCTTTCTTTTTTACCCCAAGAGTTTTTAGATATTTTCTCGCTTATCCAATTATCGGCTTCTGACTGTAGTGCAAACTTACCACCAAAAACACGACCTTCTAAGTTTACAATATCAACTTTTACGTCTGCATAAACATTAAGAGTAAATAGTAAAATTATTAATAGTTTCATATTATTTAATCCTATATATAGCAAAATCGCTAAATGTTGATGACGTATTAATGGTTGATGACTGTGATGCAGCAGCTTGTATTTCTATTGTGTCACCCTTCACTAGTGGGAAAGTCTCAGAAGTACGATGAGGTAGGCTTGTTGTTAAAGCCGCCTGTACTCTTAAAAAATCCCTACTAATTTCTGTTGCACCATTTTTATATATAACAAGTGTGACACTATTTGCTGCCGCCCATGTTGCCGAACCTGTCAAGAGCTTTGCAGATATACGGTAATTACCATTTTCATTTATTGTGTAAACATTAGAGCTAAAATTTCCATGGGTGTCAGTTATTACAGTATCCCAACTCATTGTTGACTGTGTTGAATTTACTGTTTGTCCAGAACCATCTGTGGCCTTAAATACTAGTGTAGCAGTTTCAAGTGTAGTTTGAGGTGATGCTAGCTTAGAAATTGATAACCAATTAACAACAGCGTTCGCATTTAATATATTAACGCTACCTCCTGTTGACTGATAGGCTCTAACCGTTAAAATTTCTCCCTTATTTAATGGGACTGTCTGAGTACCGTTGGTTCCCGCAAGACCTGTATAGGTTGCTTTTACGTCAGAAGATAATCTACAATATTCTACCCCACCAATAAAAACGGATAATAATGTTGAGTTTCCAGCCGTCCAAGATGTGCTTGCATACATAATTGACGCTCCCACAATATAATCACCTGTCTCTGGTGCTGTAAATTCACCTGTTATCGAATTATATGATGAGGTGGTATCTTTTGTTTCGTCATCATAAAGTAAAGTCGTAAATGTTGCATTAGGTATAGGTTGTGCGTCATCCTTTGACGCTGCTACAACTATTTCCCTACCGCCTAAGTCGCTAGACATATTAGTATAAGAAGTTGCCCATGCTGGCTTTGATTCTAACTCTACATCTCCAGAGAACGATATTGATGCTCTGGTTGTATCACTATTCCAGAGTACGTCTCCAGTGTTGGACGTAGCCAATGCTCTAGTGTCTGTGTCTCTAACTGAAAAAGTTTGAAACCCACTATTTTTAAATGTAATTCCTGAGATTGTATAGGTGTTAGATGTTGCTGTTGTTTGAGTTCCGTCAATATTTATAGTAGCCCGCCAAGCTCCACCCGCTGTCATGTATGGTACAATAACTGCTCTAGTTGTTGTCCATGCTGTACCTGTAACTGTAAAATCACCTGCACCCTCTGAATATTGTTTTGAAATATCTGACCTAGCTAAATTAGTAGGTCCTATTGCAACCTCGTCAAAGTAAATTGAAAAGCCAGTCACATTGGTTAAATCTGTTTGCATTACTATTAATCTATATGAGGTTGAATTACTAGCAGTTTGGAATTGAAAAAAGTGTCTACCTTCACCACCTTTTAAATCTTCACCATTAACTCTTATTAAGTTTGCATTTGTTTTATCATAAATAAAAACACCAACCTCATCATCATTAAATCCGTTGTCTGAAAAGTTGTACCAAAATGAGCCAGTTAGCTTTTGAGCTTGCATACCTAGATCAACATCGAAATCTACCGAGCAACCTTCACCTTGCATATCACTTGCAGCGGCTACCATTTGCATATCACCAGTTAATCTTAAAGGTGTTGTTGTGTTTTGTGTACATGTCCAAACAGCTGTTCCGCCTGTGCCATCCACAGGAACGCTTACTGCGCCATCATTGAAAGCAATCCAACTACCTATAGATATTTCAAAATCAGAGTCTTTTGTGTCAGCTAGGTAATTAATACCTGATCCTGATCCACCACCAATGGCACCCCAAGAGTCGGTATAGCCTTCAAAGCTATTCTCATCACTATTATATCTAAGAGAACCTGGAACAACTCCAGTTCTTTGTGCTGTGGTTCCTGCTGGAACTTTTACATGCCCATTTCCAGACATAGTAATAATGTCTTCAAAGAACTCTTTTACATTTAGCTGAGACACTGCTCCTGTACTTATTATACCAACAAGTAATACTAAGAATAATTTATTGCCTAATCTCATCTAAACCTCAAACTTATAATATTTATATCTTATTAGACCTGCAACATCTGCAGTGGTCGTATATTCTAATGTTCCTATTCCTGCTGCTTCAGATACTGTAAAAGTAACCCCAGCATCCCCAAGCTTCTCTATATGATTAACCTGAAATGGACTAGCATCACTTATCAAGAGCCTTCCGTATTGGATATTTGAGCCTCTAGTGACGTAGTATTCAATTACAGCAGCTGGTGACAAAAGCTCATCTATGGTAAGTGTCATTGCTTGTGTTGCTGTATTGTCTAGCAGCGTTTCTTTTGTATAAACATTTCTATCTGTGTTATCAATCTTTTCCCAGGCTGTTCCGTTATATATAATAACGTCTTTAGTAACCCAATCACTAATACCATCTATTACTGTTGAACCTGTAACTGATACAGCGTAATAGTGACCTTTTGTCCCAACACCAGAGGCTAGTGTGGGTGTGTTAGTAGCAGCATTCCAAGTTCCCTGGTAAACCACAGCACCTATTAAAGCATCTGGAATATTGTTCATAGGTAGCTTAGCTGAAGCATCTAACGGTGCATATCCGTTTGGTTGATCTTTGTTTGATCCGTCTTCAAATCTCTTATATGTAATACCATCAGTAGTTCCGTAGAACTCTCCACCATTTAAAAGAACTATTCGTCCTTTATCTTGGACAGTGGCGGCAGGTAATGATCCCACAGTTTCAGGTCTGAGGTTGCTGATAACTCCATACATAAACAGATCACGTATTCTTGTAGATGTGGATCCAATATCGGTTCCAGACCACCCTCCTGAATAAGTAGCACCTGTCGCAGGTTCGAGGTTATCTTCGAAAAGGATATTTCCTTTTGTTGCGTGGCTTGTTGAGCTAAGATAAAGGTTTCCACTAGCAATCTCCCCACCTGTTACTTTGTTAGTAGTTCCATCGGTACGGCCATTAATTAAGTTGTATTGTGTGTGGTCATCTAGTAAAAGATCACTTATCTCATTATGTGCTATTTGAGAAAACTCTAACTTTACTTGCCACTCATTAGCAGCAGTATCATACATAAATTGAGAACCATCAGGTATAATATACCCAACCTCTACAGCACCAGCAGAGTTATCTAGTCCCACTGTGTAGTTATTTAAATCAACAACAGTTATTACATATTCACTATCCAATGTAGTTCCAAATAAGCGAATCTTTCTACCTGTTATTAATCCATGATTGTTTTGTGTTATAGTAGCAGGATTATCTGCTGCAACTGATGCTGATAGATTACTTATATTAAGTCTATCTAAGTTCTCAATTGCCATATTATCGACAGTGGCAGCAAGGCTTACTTTGTCAGTAGTCGAATTATAAACTCCACTACCACTAATATCACCAGTAAGCTCCACAGCTCCTGTAGATTGTCTCCATGCATTTCCTGCCACATTTCCTGTTAAGATTCTATCTGCTGCAGGTGAGGCTATGTCTGTTATAAATGAAGTGTCAATACTGACTGCGGCTGTGGCTGTTTTAAGGATATCGTTAAATGTCCAACTAATACCACCACCATCTGTGAGGCTACCTTTTAGTGCTGCCCATGAAGCATCAGCAAAGTCTGTTATAGTTGAAGTTGTGTGGTTATGTGAGTCATCTGTTATTGCTAATGTGAATGATTTATTTCCACCCGTAGAGAAATCTACAACTAAAGTTCCAACATCACCTTGTATTGTTACATTACCAAGAGAGCTTCCTAGTTCTGCATATGCAACACTATGTGGGTTTGATGTTATTATCTGAGAGTGGTTGTATGCTGTTAATGCTTCTAATACTGATAATGCATTAGTTCCATCTGAGATGTCTCCTGAGAGGTATAGGCTAGCAAATCGCTCTCCTGCAGCACCAAGGTCAAAGACATTGTCACTTGTAGGTTTAGTATCTCCAAATAGCTTAATATGTCCTGTCTGGAGTGCTGGATCATTAGTACCATCACCACTATTTGCTGATAGAGTTAAGTCTCCATTTGCTAGGCTAGACCCATATAGAGTTTGTCCAGCTACATCAGGCACACCTAATAGTAGTGCAAATATTCCTGCTGCATCTGTTTCCCATTGTTGAAGTATAGAATCTTGGGAATCGAATAATTGGATAAGGTTCCATTGTGGAGTTGCTTGCCCTTCTAGTTGTGTATATCTAAAACCTGCTGCTTGAGAAGTGTTATTATAATCAAGTGCAATTCTGTAGTCATTTAATTCTGGAACAGCATCACCTAGAGTTGGTGTGTCTATCCCTGTAGGTAATAGTAGTTCTGTCGCTACTGATGGCCTTGCGTTCGGGAATATTGAACTGGCCATATAATTAACTGCTTCACCTAAAGAGGTAACAGTATCTGGAAAGCTGGGATTAGCATATGGGTGATCTAGAGGATTATCCTCTGTGTATATATCAGCTTTATTAAGTACTCTTGAAAAACTCATATCTAACCTTTAACTGAGTAAGGTGGTGTTGCTGCTTGAGCTATTGCCTCAGCATCTGTGTCATAGGCACCATCCCACACAGTTTCTATCTCTATTGAGTATAAAACTTGTGAGCTTGTTCCTACGTATACATAAGCTGTTTTAAGGCAAGATTGACCATCCGTGGTATCTGCATTGGCTTCGTAAATAAACTTAGGTCTATCATCAACACCTGGATTAATGAATTCAATATGAACTTTCATTTGTTCACTTTGAAGACCTTTAACAAAGGTAGAATTTCTTAAGTTTTTATTTTGTCCTGTTGCCATGCTTTTCTTCCTTGAATAAAAAGGAGGTGGGATATTTCACCCACCCCTATAACAAAGACCCCTAAGAGTCTAAGAGTAATTATGCACCGTAATCTAAATTATCGATAACACCAAAACCAGAAGCTTTTCTAAGAGCTAAACCACCCTTAAAAAGAACATCTAGGATGTAGATATGACCATCTTCAGTACGAACTCTTTCCCAAGGCTCTGCACCTAATTCTCTGTTTGTAGAGAACATTTCAGCAGAACAAAGGTATAGGTGTTCCCAGTCCATGATATAACCAGTATCAGTTAAGTCGAATACACCAATGATTTCCATTGATCCACCAGCTCCACGGATAGTAACTTTATCAAAACCGATTCCAGCTTCTACATCATCAGCACTGTATCTTTTAGCTTCTTGAGCTTTAAGAACGATGTCATTGAATGCAAAGTAAGGAACGATTACTGAAGACTTCATTACTTTACCTTTTTGCTTCACTTCACGAACCATGTCGAAAAGATCTTTAAGGATAGTAGTTGCAGTCCAAGCAGAAGCATCTTTATAATGCGCTTGAAGGATTGGAGAAGTTAGCTTGTTGATCCCATGAAGTGTTGCTTTACCACCTTGAGAAAGTGGAAGTAACATATCTTTTAGAGAGTCATGAGTAACTTGACCATGATCGTAAACATAAACCTTGATAGCTACAGCAGAAATCATCCCACCAGCAACAGATAAATTAACAACAGCTCCAGCTTCTTCAGCATTGTAGATTGTCAATTCATTAGTTTCCATATCAATAGTTCTGATATAACCAGCAACATTAGTAACTCCATCATTGAAGTCTAATCTTTGTCTTGGTTGAAATCTTTCAGGTCTATTAACTTTAATCTTACCATCAGTACCATCAGTAGTATAAGCAGTAACATTAGCTAAAGAACCATCCTGAAGAAACATTACAGAAACTTGTTCTTTCATTGTTTCCATAAGACCAGTGATCTTTTGTGGGAATAAAGCTTTGAAAGATGCTTCAGCAGACTTATGCTTACGAATATCTTTTTCATTAACTTTAATTGTTCCCCAAAGCTCTAAAAGCTCAGAGTCAAGAAGAACACCTTGTTCTCCGTCTCCTCTAGTGATCTCAGCAACAGGAGTTAATTTACCTGCACGAACATTAGAGTGACCAGCTGTAATGAATGGGATTGCCATTTCATCTTCAACGAAGTCTTTTTTCATTTTTACTTTCTTTAAGAAGAAATCACTTCTTTTAACTTTATCTTCCATAGCTTGCCAAGGTTGGTGCTTTTTAAGAAGATTGTTATAAACTTGTAGCGTAGTTGCCATCTAGAACATCCTTGTTATGCGATTGCTCACTGAGACTTATATCGACTTAGTTAATACAGCTCACACTATGCTTGCTGTAATTGCTTCTCCCAATCATCGAAGTTAGAAGCTTGTTTTTGCACCATTGAAACATTTGAACCTGTACCTAAATTAGGTAAAGCCGCTGGCTGTTTAGACACTTTCGGTGTCGCCTTGGTTTGCTCATTAATATTTACATTGTTGCCCGTAGTAGTTGCCTGAGCGTTACCTAATCCTAACATCGTAATTGCCTGAGAGACAACTTCGTTAGGCGCAAGGTTCTCACCTCTTGCTTTCTTAATCTCACCTAAGTCTTTTACAAAGTTCTTAAATGAGCCCACACCATTAGTTGAATCGTACTGATTAACAGCATCTACATTCTGGTTAAGGGTAAAATCTAGAACCTGTGAAGCATTATTGCTTTCAAGCCTTTCGAGTCGATTAGAAAGATCAGTGTTTTTCAACTCTAAGTTTCTACTGTTTTGTTGTTCAGTCCAATTTGCTCTCTTAGCAGCTAAGGCTTGCGGTCCTTGCTCTTCAAGTTTCATTTGGTCTAATACTTTTTGGTATACAGACTCAGATAGTTTCTCATCCATAAGAAGGTAATCGATAACGTCATTAGGATTAACATCGGATAGTTCCCAAGCAGAGCCAAAGTCTTTAGTGCTATTAGCTCTATCAAAGTCAGCAATCTTATCTAGTACAGGATAGATGTCATTTTCAACACCTTGCTTGTAACCATTAAATTCTGACTCAATAGCTGTTCGGGATTCTTTAACACCATCTAGTGCAAATGCCTTAGTAACAATGTCTCTTAGTTCGTCTTCTTTGTCTTTGTCTTTAACCACTTCTCGTAAAAATTCAGGGAACTCGAACTGTTCGTCTTTAATTTTGTAGGAGAAGTCGGGCTTATACTCTGTTGCTGGGCTTTCGGCTCCTGAGTCATCACCTTCTGTTTTTGCTTCCTGTGGCTCTCCTTCCGTTGAATCACTTTCTGCTTTTGCTTCTGTCTCGATTTCGGTTGAGGCTTCCGCTTTGATTTCTTCTGTTGTAGTTGTCTCTGTGCTTTCTTCACTGATTGTTTCTACTCCATTGTCAAAATCATCCATTGTAAAATCTAAATCGCTCATTGCTTGTCCTTTAGCTTGCGGCTATGTTGGGGAGTGCTTGTTGCTCTCCTTGGTTAACAATTTCTGCAATGTTCGCTTGTGTTGCTTGCTCCATTCTCCGTACAGGGTCAAGGAGTACACCTTGCTGCTCTAACTTAGCCACTAGATCTTCTAGTGCATCTTGAGGAACTTGAACTCTTTCAAATTTAGTTCCACCGTTAGACTTAGGCACTTCTCTATAAATAGGGAGAGGCACATTTCCACCTGTGGTTGGGATGAGTTGTGATTGCTGCATCTTTAACTGTTGAAGTTGAGCTGCTTTCACTTGCTGTAATTGCTGGATAAATCCTTGGTATCCAAGCTGGATTTGTTCATCTAAGAATCTAAAGTCAGCCTTCCTCATCCTTGAGGTTAATTTTGGTAGTAAATAATCTGCATTATCAAAAGGCATAACAGGAACCTGCTCACCCCTATCAAGTGCTAGTACTATATTTTTATATGTATCGTAATCAATAAGTGCTTCCTGGAAGATTTCTTCTTTATTAAGAAAAGGCATATTCCTTCCCACTAAAGCAGTCATCTCTGGTGTCATGTTGTTTCCACCATATTGAAGCATAGAAATAAGCTCGATGTGCTTACCCATTATTTTGGTTTCATTCTCATCTACTTCGTTTACTCTTATTTGGTATCCGATATTTGCAGCTGCTTTAAACTCAGGGATATTTACTCTTTCTACTTTACCAACAACAGACACAATTTGCTCATCACTCATATACATCTTTTTAAGAGTCAATACGTCTTCTAGTATGTCTTGAGTATATTCAACAAACTTCTCTGTATATGTAGCAAATCTTTGCTTGTCTCTTACTGACTTAAATAGAGCTGAAGCTGGATCCATTTGATTAACTTTCTCAGCACCAATCTCAGGAACTCCTGCTATTTGGTACATCTCAGCTATAGAAGCCTGCATTGCCTCTACAAACTGTCCACCGGATCTACCAGCCAGGATAGTTGGTGCTTGGATTGCATTGGTCTTGTACTTCTCTACACCTCTGTGAGACCCCTGGTAAGATAGATCTGCTCCACCAAGCATGATTAATTTGTCTTGCCCTAGAGTCATTTGAGTAATGATTTGTTGAGATGCCCCGTAGTTAACATTAACCTGAAGAGGTCTTAATTGTCTTATGATGGATATGGATCTTGGAGAAGTAGGTACTTCAATAAATCCTTTTATCTTAATTGGGAATGGGTGACCTTTGGGTAATGGACCTTCATGAATAACAGTATCTTCATTAAACATATAGAAGTATCCATGAGGATGTTCTTCGCATGGCTTAATATACTTTTCACGAACTAAAGACATACCTTTTCTATGATTATATCCACCAGTAGTAGGGTCATATATTTCAAATGTTCTATCTGAAGTGTCTTCTATTTTATCTTTAATATCATCAGGAGCTAATTCTTTAACTCTCTTGGTTGGCATCATCTTCTGATAACCAATCCATAGTGCTTGATCTGGAGTCTTTGCACTTTCAGGAAAGATTAAATCCCATGCAAATATCTTCTCTATTTCTACATCACCAGACTTCTGAATTTGTGTTTTAGTTTCACCAGTCTCTTCATCAAAGACCTCTTCCTCAGATATAGTTTCACCCATATTTGGATTCCAGAATACCTTAGTAGCAATTTCACCATCTACAACAAAGTCTGATACTAATCTTCTAACTAGTTCTTTGTAGCTGTTCTTGTGTTTCCACTCTGAGAGTACTGCACGATGCATTTCTGCAGCTTTTTGGTCCTGAAGTTCTGACTCGTTTGCTGGAAATACATCGTGGTCTGCACCTGCGCCAAGAATGGCATTGATTATGAAATCACTTATTTTAAAGATATGGTTCTTTGTTACTCGTATGCGAGAAGATTTATCCACACCCTGCTTTTCAAGTCTTCTACTTAATTCATCAGTGGTCTTAATAAAGTGATGACCCAGATAAAGATTAAGGTTAGTTCTCTTTTCACAGTTAATTTTATGGTAATTTGAAGCTGATTTATCAAACTCTTCATTCAATTTGGCTAGGGTTTTATCCTCTTTGCCATCTTTCTCAGCCATTCATGAGTCCTTTTTGGTATTCTTCAAAAGCTTCGGGATCAGTAGCCATTAGGTTAGCCATTGTAAATTCATCCCTAACTTCTTCCTCTCTTTCGTCGCGCTTAACATCAAAGATATCAATATCTCCAACTTCATGAACTTGACTTAGTGAGTTATGTAGTACTGTCTTAGTACTATTATTTGAATGTTCTGTTTGCTTTGTCAAATTATCAAACTTCATAGTTAGATCTTTTATTTTAATTTCTTTAATTCCTGTGCCTTTACTGGCCTCTAAAATACTGCATATCTCTTTAGAATTCATTGAATACTCCTTCCCATTCTTTAATATCATCATTTCTCCATTCGTCTTCTAATTCATCATCTGGCACGTTATCCCAAGATCTAACTCCGTAATCTTCAGGTGTTTTTAGTTTATTAATCTCCTGCTTAATCTCCTTAATGCCCTCTACCATTGCTATTTCTTCTAGATCAAACATATGAGAGACACCAGATAAAGAGTATCTAACACAGTCTGTGAGCTCATCAGATCTGTCCTTTTTAGCTTTATTAGTAGAAAGATTCTCATATTCAACAGCTAGCCACTCACCATATGGCTCATTTTCAGCACATAATATAGCAAGCATCTTGTGTTTATATAGAGTATCTACAACACCAACACCGTGATCTACTGACTTATTGGCCTTCATTAGTGCTTTTCCAGTCATTCTATTATAGATAGTGGCAAGGTCAGCACAGCTATGATCATAAAAAGGGAAAGAGATTAACATGCCTCTAGTGGCCTCTATGTATCTCTCAATGATGTCTCCAGCGGTTGTTATCTTCCCTTGCTCGCCTCTCCACATCTTAACTACACGAACATCTTTCTTGTCCTTAGATATCCACGTAATGACGTAACCACCAGGATGGTTTGAGCCTGAGCCATAATCTATCCCTGCAGTAAAAAACCCACTAAGCTTAAACTTGTCTATGTTTACTTTGTGTACTCTTGTTAGGTGTTCTGTCCTCTTAAAGTACTTATAGATCACTCCTGAGTCATCTTGCCTTTCAAACTGAGCAAATGCCCTAATCATCTTATCCCTAAGTGATGGCTGAGATCTTATATATTCACGTATTCTTGCTACTGTGAACTTTCCTCTCTTTCCAGACTTAAACCGTAGAGTCTCAAACATAGATATTCTTCTTTTCCATATTGATGAGCTTCTTTTAAATGACTCTTCTTTTGCTTCGTTGGGGGAGCATGTTCTATATTCGCCAGACTCTTTGTCCAGGAAGTACTTATCCTTTAGATCTGTTGGTATTTTAGATAAGAACTCATCGTCTTGAAATTGAAATATCCTCTTAAAGTAAGCTTGAGCTGATGTAGGAGTGAATGCAAATGCCAATATAGCATTAGATAGGCCTGTCTCTGGGTCGTTAAATGAGGCTGTTCTGGTCTCTAATTCGGCCAATTTAAGAACATCTGGCTCTTCATCGAATATAATTGCCCCTACAGTTCTACCTTGGAGTGAAGAGGATCTTGCTGATAGTGATACAAACTTAAGGGTGCATTTGGTTTCTTTGAAATAGATACCTATTATATCCTGACCCTTCTTTTGTTCTTTCCATGCATACTTGCCTTCTTTTTTGGCTTCATCTCTGGATAATATTTCTGGTTCCCACTTTTCATTATAAAAGTCATTAATATGATCTTGTGTTGGTAGGCAATACCAAATAACTCTAGGTTGATTAACTCCCCAGTGATTTTTTCTAAATTCAACATCTGTACAAAGCATATGCCCAAGAAGCATTGCAGCAGTCGATTTACCGCTCTGGTTTGATACAGTGAGATACATTCTATGAGGATATCTCCCATGATTCTTGATGTGATTTGCCTGGTAGATAAAATCATCTTGCCATTCATATAGATCATAATACTTATGAGGATTAAGGTCTTTATCCTTTGATTCTCTTTGAAGTAGTTCAAGCTCTTTCTTTAATATCTGAAGCTCTACAGCATCACTCATGGTCTGCCACTTCACTTGATTCAACTATGATAGCATCATCCACCTCTTGGCCTAGATTGGTCTTTAGGAGGTTTATTTGGTCTCTTAGGTCTTGCAGTGACTCTTTAGACTCACCCTTGTTGCCTTCAAACTTAGATATTTGTTCTGAATATGTCTGAGATCTCTGAACAATAGAACCATTAACTCTATCTTCCATCATGGCTATAATCTTAATCTTGTGACTAATAAGGCTATTGTCAGCATCTCCGCTCTGTTTAACAATTGGAAGATCCATTATCTCTTCTAGGTATTGATAGCCCTCATATAGGATATCTCTTTGAATGACCTTAATATCATGCGGCTGAGTGAATATATATGTACATACAAAGTCATCTTCCATTGTCTTTTTAAGAGCTCTGGGACCCATTACACCTAAACAGATATCAGCAGCTGAAATAAGTCTTTTTCTTTTATGTTGAATTGCTTGATTGTATACATGCCAGAATTGCATTCTAACTCTTCTTATAGATTGAAAGTCCTCTCTAGGTCCGAGTCTTCTTTTGAAGTCTCTTTCTGGTAAACAAGATTGGACCTCATTTGCGACTGCATGAAGCCTTTCTTTTAAGAATGAGTCATCTTTGAACATATTCTCAAGTGATCTGTCGTCTTCTAGTGAAAGTGCTTGTTTTCTACCAATTGGTTTAATTAGTTCTTTGTCTATCAAAATACGCTCCTGGTCTGGATATCGCTCTGTTAACCAGGAAGAGATCATAAGTCACTCTTCCCAGCTAGACAGACCGAGCGTGAGGCTTTACCCCCAACAAGTTTATGATAGTATTAGGATCGTACTAATGTCAAAATAAAGACATGCAAATAAAAAGGCACCCCGAAAGGTGCCCACATATAAAGCTATGAATGTATTTTTATTAGAACCAGCTAAGTGGGTTAAATAATCTAAAGATTGACTTCTTTTTGGCTGGTGTCTTGTGATATTTCTTAATGCAAAGATATTTGGCTTTTCTACCAAGTGCATATGGCACTGTGCCAGCCTTGCCCTTAGATGAGTTACTGCCATGACCCATAGTGAATTCATCTTCTCTGTGGTCTATGTAGTGCATATATTCGTGGATAATTGTTCCAACAAGAGATTCTATAAAAGGTTTTCTATATTTATTAAGGCCTAATACATTCGGTCTAGATGAGTTAAATACTGCTCTCATTTTTGAGAATCTATACCACGGCTTAACCAGCTCAACCTTTATTGTGTCTGTTCTATATTTCTTAATCAATGATACTAGCTGTGATGATGTTGCATTACTGTCATCATACATAACCGCAGCTTTAACTAGTAAATAAAACTCATCCCCAAGTAGCATTTTATTTGCTATCTCACAGGCCCTTATAATACTTACTCTATCTTCTTTAGTTTGAAACATTTCTAATCCCATTGCATACAAGTACTTTCTCGTTAGTGATATACTGAGCCTCTAAATTGTTTAAGTCAACAACAGCATTTCTTCTACGTCTTTGCATCTTAGGAGACATCTTTTCTTCCCATTGCATAGAATCTACGTCTTTCTTTATCTTCTCATTGATTTCCATTTCTACTTTAAGCTCACTCATTCTGTTCTTAACTAACTCAATCATGCTCTCCCCTAGGTGTAAAATTACTCTTATTCTATTAAATAAAAGCGTAATTATATTCTATACATTAAATGAAGCGCAAAATACACCCCAATATAAGCAATACTTAAAACCACCAAAACAACTTCCCACTTGGGAGCAATATCTTTCCATATCCAAAACTTCTGGCTTATGGTTTTGCCGGAATACTTCTTATTAATCAACTCTAGCACTATAAAAAATAACCAACAGGCAGTTATGTTTATAGCAAAATCAGTAGAGCCAAATACCCATACTGTTATTAAGCTAATTAGTAGTGTTATAAATACTGTGTTCATATTGTTTCCTTTGGTTATGAAAAATAGTTCGCATGAATCTTGTTTATATCTATCACTTCTATATCAGCTTTTTCAATGCAATATCTAGCCACAATCGATACAAATAGCGTTTCAAGATCTACTATAAACTCATTTTGAGAATTAAAGATATAATCCTTATCGACTGGATACCCCTTGCTTGTTGTAAAGTTTACTTTTATTTTATAGACATTCACCTTGCTTCCTTTGGTTCACTTCCACTCCAGCTATGTTGATAGCTTAATCCACACTTATTTAACAGCTCTGCTCTTACATCTTCCCTTAGTAATATATTGCAACCTCTAAAAAGCAATTCATTTCTCGTGTGACCCTCACTACAATCTACTGCTAATCTACGGTGGGCGCCACAATCGTTATGTGTTATATTTCTCTTTTTGTTACACGAGAAAATAAGTAAAAAAATAATCAACTTCATTCACACTCCTGTTCACTTCCACTCATTAGTGGATTAAAACCTATCATCAATACACCTATCAACATATTTAACACCTTCGTATTCTATATGTATTTCAATTTCTTTTGTTTCACTTGCCTTTCCACCCTTAAAGCCAAAATTTGTTTGCTTTATAGTTTTGGTTATATCCATTTCTATATTTCTTGGGTTTGGAAAGGAGTCGGATTCCATTGACCATATATGATAGTCACCGTAGTGCTTTTTTACGTCACTCAGTACACTTATAAACTCGCTTATCTTCATTTTTTCTCCTTTATTTTGTTTCGCTTAGACGTTTTAGTGAATTACATATTAGTAATTGTCGTCATAACAATATTAGCTTTTAATCTAAACCAACCGTCACACTCACTACATATAATGTCGTAACCCGATATCCCTGCTAGCACTTCGTCTGGTGCTGTGTTTATTGTGTATGTGGCACAAATACAATCACCGCTCTTGGTTTGCTCTTCTATGCTTTCGTTACAATGTGGGCATCTTATAATAACTGTATCGTACATTCCCATTATTCCCCCTATTCACTTATCGTTGTTATTGAATTGCTCACCAATAAACTTATCATTGCTATAATCTATCAATGGTTTATATGTATGATGAAACATGAGGTTTATACCCCTTCTTATTATCAATTGTTTCTGATCTTCGTCGAAATCGTTATCTTCTAATATAAATCTGCGTATGCAATGCTCAAAATCTTCCATTAGCTCTATTACTTTTTTATGTGCCTCTGTTACTGTATCTTCCATCTCATTCTCCTATTCACTTACGAGTTTTAGTGAACTACTCTTTTAATATCTTTTCTATTTTTTCCATTTTAAGCATTTCCTGTACTCGCCTATCGATAATTCTGCTAATAGTGAATCCTGCGCTAGTGCCTCGAAGTACATCTCCTGCCTCACCCATAGCATTTAATGTCAGCAAAACATCATTTAGTGGAACGCTTTGGTCATTTCTTACTGAGTAAAAAAACATACCAAACTTACCTTGTCTTAATTCAAAACTATCAATCATACCTACCTTTTCCGTTTGTTTCACTTATTGTATTTAGTGAATTATCTTTTATAATTATCCATCAACCACTCATAACCATCAATATCATTTTCTTTAAGATACGAAAGCATTTCAAATTGCTCATTATTTTTAGCTCTCTCGTTATTTATGTCTTTTTTTAAATTGATTATTTCTTTTTTTAGTTTTACTTTAGTGTCGATTAATCTGTCGTTTATTTTCATAGCAACTTCTGTCTGTAATAAAGCGTCTTTATACCGCCTTTCCCATTCGTTCATATATTACCTCTCTACTAATTCACTAATCTGTATTATTTAATCGTTTTATCTTTTCCAGCATATAGAATATTCCTTTCCCCACCACAATAAAGGGCATAATTAACCCGAGCAATATCCACACTAATCCGACCACTGGAAACATAAATATTGCACCTATCGTATTCGGAAAACTATCTTTACTTAATTCTTTCATAATTCTTATGATCATTATTCCTCCAACTTAAGTATCGCCTTAGCGGTTGCGTGTGCTGAGGCTACTGTTTTGTTTTCGTGGTTACTAGAAATATAATGTGTAATACACGCTATTTGTATTCTAATACTAGCAATCCAAACGAACTCGCTATTAATCTTTGCATATAAAAAGTTCTGTGAGTATGAGTTCATTTTCTTCCAAACAGGAATTAGAGCGTCTAGGGATTTTGTAAAATGATCTATGTCTATTGCATTGTCACGCTCTTCGTTCCAGTACGCTTCTGTGCATACAGCATCTTCAGGTATAAAATGATACCCCATATACTCAGCTATAATCTTATTTACTTCGTTGTCGTTCATTTATCACCCTTTATCTTTTCTAATACTTCTCTTGCTTTATTTCCGCCACACATAATGAAATACATTTGAGAAAAGTCTTCTCTGCCTATATCAGTGTTAGTTATTTTTTGTCTAGTTCCCTTATGCTGGTTTTGAGACTTCCAATTTTCCTTATCAGCATAAAACTCAACACACTCTTTTAATAGTTTGTTTTCTTTTTTTAAAGAGTTGCGGTTTTTAAGTAAACCCTTAAGATCTTTTGCTTGGTCTTCTTCTAAGTCATACCAATCTATAATGCTGTTAATTTGATCTTTGATTTTTGAAGTATCATAACTTTTCATTCTAACACTCATGCTTTCTCCTATTCACTTTTGCGGATTAGCGGATTAATTTATTTATCCCTTCTTTTATTTGCTCAGACATCATACTACTATCTGCTGACAGGTAACAATCAACGCTTTTTAATATACCAAGCAAATAAGTCGAATCATCTATTGTAGACTCTTTTAAAAACCTCACACTTTCATCCCTCAATTTTACATGGTATTCATTTTCTGGAGCGTACCCTAAGCCGCCTTTCCAAGATTCTATTTCTCCAAAGAGCAAAACTTTTTCTCCCATCTCATATTTTAACTTACTCATATTCCCTCCAGTTCACTTATATTTTTATCAACCTATTTGTAAATACTCACAAGTAGGCATATCTGGTCTTTCATTTTGCACCCACCCATCTGGTCTTTTTTCACAAGCAGTCACAACTCCAACATCGTTCGCATTAAGAATGCACCTTTCACTAAAAAGAGGGTGAACAACCTCTAGCTCCTGATCTTCTTTTTGTAAAATAGATATTAATTCTTTAACTTTCATATATCTTCCTTTTGCACGAATAAATACGTTATAGTGCAGTTATTGGTTTGATAATTTCAATACCATTTTCTTCTCGGTGATACTTATCGTGAAGCTGTGAAGCTAAAACCAATCGACCTTGTTTGTTTATATTACCCTTTTCTGTTATTAGATTTAAATCCCTTAGTAATTCAAAACCAGTGTGAGATATCCACCATCCATAAATTTTATCGGCAATGAGACACGTTATTAGGTCTATAGTTATTTCGCCTCCGTAGTAATTCCACATTGACTTGGAAACCCTTAATTTTACTGTCATATCTTTCCTTTTGCACGGTAAGAATAATTATCGTGTAATTAATTTATCTGCTTTTGTTATAGCTTTTTTAGAGAACTTCTCAGGAACTAATTTCTCAACTGCTCGGAAGAATCCATTGTCGCTAGTGTCGATCTTACCCTTGTAGATCTTATACAAAAGTGCTGCCATCTTCTTTTTCTCTGCTTCAAAATATTTGGCTAAGATCATAGCTTCATCAAAACCTTTATCCCAAAAATACGAACTTAGCTCTGAGTTTTCAAAGTAAGTGTCATTTAAGTATTCTTCGGGTTCATCTATAGTCTTTTCGCACTTACAGATGATCCTTATGTGTTCTTCATAGCTACTGTCTTGTTTCATATGTTTCAATCCTTTATTTCAGTTCACTTAGTAATATTAGTTAATCAAAGATTTCCGATACATGTTAATAGGTGCCATCTTATATTACCATTTAAAGCATAAAACATAGCGTCTACATAAGGTGAAATAATTAACTCGTCGGTTAATTCATAATACCAAACCAATGTTTCAATTTCATTCATCTTTAACGGTTATCTTGCAAATTGTTGGTGCTGTGTAGTCTTCGCTGCTACATAAGCATTTATAGTTGTGGTGGTACTTAAAAACCTCGTCACCGTCAACATGAAACGCACCAATACGGCACTCTGTAGTATATCCGCACGAAGTTAGTGCGAGTAGTAGTAATAAGTATTTCATACCCCTCCTGTTTTGTTTTGTATTAACTCCGAATCACTCACCATATAAAATGTAGGCTTATGTTTATCCATTATTATATCGGCTATTTCGCTTAGTTTTTCTTGTACCAAATTGACAGCCTCTAAATTTTTACCAAAGCTTGTTTCCCAGTGTTCTGACCAATCCCCAAAGTTATCATAATCAGATTCTATTATATTGTTAAAGAAATCTTTCGCGTCTATTGTTGGGAATATGTAGGGATTCTTTCTTCCAATGTAAAAGCTTTCATCTTCCTCAATGCACAACTCTTGGCGTCCGTTTCTAATCGCATCTTCTCTGAAATTAAACTCGTCGCTAGAGTAATACTCTTCATTTGTGGTTACTACCCATTTGTCACTCATCTTGCACCTCTAAAGAAAATAATAGTTAATAAAGAAAATAATACGCTTATAAGTAAATAGATCATTTAAAACCCTAGTCTTTCTTTTGTGATCCTAATATGCCTTTCATTTGCGCTATACGATGGCTCTTTAGTGTTTGCATATAATATTGCACTTCTTAGTTCACTCTCAGTTATCTCTATCTTCTTTTCTGGTAGTTCTATAACTAGTTTTGCTTTTTGATATAGGCTGCTCATCGGCTCCGTAAATCTTACTACCATCATGTCTTTCTCATGAACCCAAACATCAATTTCTTTAGTCTTCATACTTCTCTCCTATCAACTTATTAATAGTACTCACAACCCAAGGCTCTATATACTCGCAAGACTTATTACATATCTCTAAGCTCACATAATGATCCCTGATTCTCTCTAGCAGCTTAGTGTGTTCTTCCAGCCTATATATCTCTGCCTTTAGGAAGTTATTATTATCCCTAATTAACTTATTCTCTTTGAGAGCATCAAATTTCATATAGCCCCCAAATAAAATACACCAGCAGCACCAGCAAAGAATAGCACTGCTATAATAAAGTCTAAGATTGTTTCATTTGTCATTGGTTCGCCTACCTTTGATCTAGTATATTAACTATCTATTTTGTCATATACCTGTTTAATGTGAATTGTTGCCTGATACTTATATATCATGTCTGGGCCATCTGAAAAGTCTAATTGTAAAAACTTCTCATAATCAACATGAAATTTACTTAAGCTCTCTTCAGATAAATACCTAACATGAGTTTCTGGCTCAAACGGCCTGGTAATCTCAAACAAGTTCCAAGTAACCTCAGGCACAGTAGTAAAGTTATCACCATCCTGAACAACAGCATCACCTTCTTTAGATCTTCCTATATAAGTCACCAACCCAAGAGCCTCACAGTGAAGCTCAGTTATTCCTGGTGTTAAATCATCTAACTGAGTAAACCTAACAGATCTGTCTATCATGATCGAACTCCTTAATAAGGTCATATGCCTCATCTATCTCTTGCTCAGTTAGTTTAGCTATACCAAGCCTCTTCATTCTACCTAGTGGATATGGAGGATTCCTAGAAGACAATAGAAACTTGTTAACCACCAATTTCTTAGGTATAGTGACCTCATCTATAATATCGCCTGTAAGAGGGCATATTTCGCTCACAGGAGCTTTTACATTTTCCATATGTTCATATTCACTTCTTTTAGCAGGACTCCTATATGAGCCATCTATACACCATTTAATAGCCTTCATCTCTTCACCACCTTAACTTGTATCCCAAACTTAAAAGGGCTGTGTATGGCCTGCTTAACGTAATTATTAAACACATGAAAGCCATCTATAGGTGTGAGCTCATCTGTAGGTACAATAGCGTTAAAGTCTACCATCATAGACTTATCTGCTGTCAGCTCATCCATTCTCCTGGCAACTTCCTTCCCCAGATACTTAAGCTCATGCCTATTATCTGAAGTTAATAGATTAATCATCGACTTCTCCTTGTCATATTAATTATGGGGAAATCGTATAATAATGAAGTGCGATAAATCAAGAATTAATATTGGTATTTTGAGTAAGAAATATGGAGATGATGCAGTAGGCGGTAAAACACCACCTCCATGGGAATAAGCCTCAAACCTAGGAGTCTTTGGCATAGTTAGTTATAAGGTTGGAGTGTATTTGTGTCAATAGATAAGATGAATATTGACAATCTGTGGTGAAACAGAGATATTCAAATTGACCTGGGAAGTAGGAGCTGTACCTATTCCATAGAAAGCCATAAGGTCATGCTTATATTTGGAACAATTTACAGCAAGCCGATTGAACTCAGTGAACAAGCTTATGGGTAAAATGGCAAGCGGATTAGCCTCATTCGCAATATAAAAAAGCTTAGGCTACTATCTCGGAACATACATCCGTACTGTGAAAACAAAGAATAGTGTAGACCATTAGGGTTCTGGGTTGATTATTCCCCAACTAACCACTAGTGCAAGAAAGCATCGAGCTAACCACGCTTATCAACCAGAATTTAATGGGGGGTAAGGGGGGAAACATTCCAAGCCTTAAGAATCTTGTAAAAAGCTTGAGGGTGAATGCCCGAAAGCAACCAACCACACTGAAAGCAATCTAAAACAACATCAACAATCACCATTCTTCTGTAACTCTAGTAAATTAGCAATATCAAAGTCTTTATCATTAATCTTATCTGCCTTCCCAACAGTCTTTAGCCATTTATACCCACGCTTGGCTTTCTTGATTCTCTTTACCTGTATACGATTAGGTGCTTTGTCCCAAGTAAACCTAGTGGGAATAGGCTTGATGACCTTAATAAACTCTTTATATTTAATATCCTTATGGTCTAAATAGTCCGATAAAGATGCAATATCATCACTAGATCTGTAATCTCCAGGTGAATCTTTTAGACATGCCTGACATAGAGGCTGCATATTGAATACATCTAGGCAACCAGCTGGCCGAGTATTGATTGGTATAACATAGCTAATATAGGTAGTGCCTTGACACCTTAGGCACTTATCACCAATAACCGAATAAACAATAGCACAACACCTTTTATAGGCTTTTGATTTAAACAGCTCCCTATATGACATTAATAGCTCTTTTCTTCCCACAACATTCTCCTTTTCCATCAACTATAACACACTGCCACCAATGGCTCTAGGTGGTAAGTAACCTTTACACAGCCTCCCCACCAAATACCTCCTATGCCCACAACGTATATAAGCATGGGGTCAAATAGTTAAGGGGGGTCTTCTGCGGACACCTATAGTTCACTAATAGATTGCATGATAGTTCACTTAAGTTGATATAAAGGTGGGTTAGTGAATTGGTTTGGCGGGCGCCTGTGAAAATAGAGGTGGGCGACTAACGATAACTAATTATATATTTAGGGGTACCCCCCCGTTAAACATGTATAAATTAGCTCAATCTGAGAATCTATTCAAGAACCATGCCAATATCTATTATATACGCATTTTATATGAGTTATATCGTTACAATTATCATTTGATTCACTTATAAACCTTAGTGAATTTGTCGGAATAGCTGACTAGAATACTTTTCATATTAGTCAGACTTATACTTAGATCATTTATACATTAGTTTTACTAATACTTCTCTGTTTGTCGCTACCTTACTATTACCACACACCACGATATACTATATACTCACACCATACTTACACCTTACCACTACCTATCACACACCTCACTCAATCTATCTATTATATATGTTCACCATATATTCACCTCACACTGCTATCTGTATATATCTAATATAACCTGGTATATCTTATATCATCTATATGGAGCTCTTGTGCCCAGTATTTGGGGCACTATGTATGATATTAGTATACAATTGTACACCAGCTCCGATTGCCAATAACTATTTTATGCTATGTATCATACTTGAATCATTGCTATTATGCATTATATTAGTGAACCACTGCATTATTTATTAGGTTGAATTAGTGAATTATAGTATAATGATCTTAGGTAAAAACAACTTAACTTAGGAGCATCACATGAGTAAACAATTTAATGAGCATGATTTTACTTGCTGGAAACAGGACAACACCGATCAGTCTAATATTGATACAATTCCAGAATTCTTAAACCAGCAGTTATTGTTATCTCTTAAATATTGTAAAACTGTTTTAGGTATGAGTCACAACGTTGCATCGCTTGAGGCTGACAAGTTTTATCAGTCTGAATTAAAGAGAATGAAGGAAAGCCACGATTTTAATATTATAGTTGAAGACAAAACAATCTTAGATGTAATCGATGAAAGCACTGATAAAAACAATATTGAGTAATATATATATGTTATAATAAATTTTAACTTAGGCGGTATAAAATGATTAAAACTAACAATTATTCTAGCGATTTTGGCTTAAATCCCAACAGAGTGGATATTAAATTAAACAAAGAGAACGGCCTTAATTCGGTTACCTTAATTATAGAGGCTATTAAGTCAGGTGAATCACTTATTGAAACTAGTTTAAGTAATTACTCAGAGGCTTATAATAACGAGCTTTGTTCTGCTTTAAATAATATCGGAATCACTGATATTAGATATTCAGGTTCTTATACTTTATATAAGCCGAAAAACAACAAAGATTATAACTCAATGTCTGAACAAGAAATCACTAGAAATCTTGAGTTTTATGCTGCTTACTTCGAGTGTATGTTTTGGGCTGATATCAACTGCGACACTGAGAACTTTAACGACAGCCTGGATTATAATAGCATCAACAAAGACGATCTAATAAGCACCTTAATCGACCTGGATGCATTCTTTAAAAAAGCCGATATTATACTAGATAAAACTGACTATGATCATGATCAAGCTTGTCACGATTTCTACCTGACTAGATGTGGTCACGGTTGTGGTTTTTGGGAGAATGATCATTGCAATGAAGATCAAGGGAAGATTTTAACTGATATATCAGAATCATTTGGAACCGTAGATATCTCAATAAGTGAGAACGGCGAAACTATTTATTTATAAGATATTACTAACAACCTAGGAGAAAAATATGAAAGATGAAACTATAATTATAAATGAAACACTAGATGATCTATTTGATGATAATGGTAACCCTATAATTGAGGTTGATCCAATTATTCTAATGGAATTTAAAGAGAGATTAAACCCAAGAAAAGAATTTAGCTATCAAAATGGTGATCATTTAACAGAGTCAATTAAAAACGAGGTATCTATGAGAGAATCTAATATATTAAAATTTGAAGGTGCTGGTTGGGACAAGGCAGACAGCAACGGTGTTGGAAACTGTAGAATAAGAACTACTTTTAAGAATGATAATGGTGTTGTAATATATTTTGAAGTAACTGGACATGGAAACGATAATCCTAAGTGGCATATCTCTCACTTGTTCAAAGCAGTTGATAAAAAGACTAATTATACAAAAGAATATTCACACTTAACTAGAATACAAAAAGAATATACAAAAGAGAATCTGCTTGAATTTATAAACACAGAGCTAGATTGTAGTTTTACTGAGATTGATATTATAAATAACAGTTCTTATTCTGGATTTTCTTGTAACTAACAAAGGAAATAATTATGCAATACGAATCATATGAGTTTGAAGAAATATATACTATTAAAGGTGAAACCACAGAAGACGTAAGCGAATTTGAATCTGAGCTCAAAGAGCTGTTGGTTAAATACGGCTATAAACTTAAAGGAGAATAACATATGAAACTACTATTTTTACTTATAATAACTACATTCTTATTTAGTTGCGCCTCCAAACCTAACAGACCACCTATATGGCGCGATGATTACGGCATTATTCACATAGAGAACCCCGATATCAATCAGATTACATTTGTATCTGTAGTCAGGCGCTATTCTAAAATACCAGCTGGATGTATAAGGCTGCATAATATCTATTTAAGCGGTACCTACAGAAAAGACTGGCAACTTCAAACAGAGACCGCCAAAATGCGCGGGACTCACGTAGTAAAACAATACTATAACGGTGTTAACGATACTATGGGGATAGCGTTTGATTGCTCTAAGGCTAAGTATAATAGGACTAGACAAGAGTGGAATGCCTTAAGGATGCGCAATATGGCCGTTGGTGAGCTTGAGAGAAGGACATACGCTAAAGGACAAAATAAACAAACTAAGGACACTATACCAGTATTTCCTTATAAACCATAAGAGCAACTGCGTAGCTCAGCGCTGCGCTTAAGGACTAAACTATGAATGCAACAGACCAGCAACTTATACAACATAATGAAAGTATACCTACTGAAATACTAGGGAAGTTTTTAAACACCAAGGAAGGCAAGACTAGAACAGAGTACCTTAAGAACTTAACCCGCTTTTTTAATTGGCTTGATACTCAGCTATCTAATCAAGTCCAGCCTGACACCTTGGCTTTATATAAGATGTATCTTGAGTCAACTGACCTAAAGACTAGTTCAATCAATGCCTATCTATCACCTATAAAGAGCTTCTTTAACTGGTGCTACCAGGTAGGCTATCTATCAGCTGACCTGGGAAGGTTTTTAACATTCTCCAGAGATACTCACGGCAAGGGAATTGATCAAGCCAGATCTTTAACTGAAGACGAGGTAAGTGCACTCCTAAAGGCAACCTCAAGAGACACCCTAAAGGGCTATTCCGAGAGAATATTTTTAATGTTTATGTTTAATTTGGGCTTAAGGGTGTCTGAGGCAGTCAATATTAGATTGTGTGATATCAATATAGAAAAGGCCACTATAGACATCATAGGTAAAGGATCAAAGCTAAGAGTATTGGGCCTTAATAATGTACTTCAATGCGAACTGGCCAGCTTTATACACCTATATAGTATTGGCACTAACGATTGGCTATTACAGACCTCTAGTAAGACCTTAAAGGACAAGGCAGCAACTATTCAACATGGTGCAAGAGTATTAAAGAGAACGGCTAAGAAGGCTAATATAGACCTTACAGGGCTTAAGAGTCATTCAGGTAGGGTAACAGCTATTAACCATCTACTAGATGCTGAGGTGTCAATGAGAGATGTGGCTAACTTTGCTGGGCATGTAGATATAAATACTACTAGGCGATACGATAGGAAGTCTAAAGAGCGAGTAATTAATACCTGTAATGTTTTAAAGTTTGGTTGCAAGGATGATTAAATGATACTAAGCTTACTCACCCCACAACATGAGTAGGCTATTATCAATCAAAATAATCAAAGAGAAATACTTGAACACCTATATAATCTAGCTACATCAGCTGGTTTGGATGTTGACAGAGGTATGCGTACTATCAAGATGCCAACACTAGGTGGACCTAGAGAGATTACTCACCATAAAGAGATAATCGAGCATTTAAATAAAGTCACAGGCTCTAAGTTTAAACCGTCAACACCTTCCACTGTTACACTAATTAATAGCCTGTTTAGGGCAAAGTTCACCTTAAGGGACATTAAAGGAGTGATAGACCTTAAGTGCAAAGAGTGGGGCGATACTGACCTAGAGAAATACTTAAGGCCGCAGACTCTATTCAATATAAATAAGTTTGATGGCTACCTACAAGAGTTTAACAAGAAACCCACTAATAAGGCTTGGACTTTATTTGATAAGGAGTGGAGCCAATGAGTAACTTCCTAACCAGCGGATCTATGAGTGACACAGAGAGAGCTCTTCTATTACAAGAGGCTGATACTCAACATATTAAGAGTGATTTTAACTTTCTAAATGAACATAAAGGGTGGAGACCTGGCAAGGTTGCCACTGTGGTAGCTCCAACACATTCAGGCAAGTCTACCTTAACTAGATCTTTAGTTTGGGACTATCTTATTAATAATGAGATGCCTTATAATAAATGCTTTGTGTGGTTGTCTGAAGAGACCAGCGAGGCATTCAAACAAGAGCTAGCCAAACTGGGTATCCCTAAGGAACATTTGGACAGGCTAATAATAGGAAGTGAACAAGACATACACAATGGTCTAAATCATATGAAGATGTTATTTGCAGAGAGCTTAAAGGAAGTTTGCCCAGAGATAGTCTTCTTTGATAATGTGACTACCTCAGCGTTCTATGCAGGCAAAAGACCAGAAGAACAGGCTAGCTTTGCTATGTTTCTAAAACGCATGGCCATCGAAGAGAACTTACCTATGGTCCTAATAGCTCACACAGGTGGTGCCACCATGATGAACAAAAGACTATTAGAATTAAATGATATTAGAGGTGGTAAAGACATAGTTAACATCACCGAGTTTGCCTATATACTTCAAAGGTTCAGGGTGATTAATCCTGAGACTAATAAGGAATGTTATTTTCCCACCATAAGGATTGAAAAGCATAGAGGTTACATCTGTGACAATCTTCTCTTTGAGCTTAAGTTTAACCCCAAGACAGTATCATTTATGCAGGATAGAGCTATACCATGGCAAGAGTTTAAAGATGCATTTAACAACCAACTCACTTTGTGATTTGGATGTGGCTCTCAAGAGACTAATAATCAGCTTACTTTGTGATGAGTTAACTCTTTGATATACTTCTATAATACAAGAAACTTAACGATATAACTTTACACTTTCACATGCTGTTTATAAGATTTTTATAGACAGAAATATTTAACAGCTAGACAAATAAGGAGCGAGCAATGGGATTTGAAACAACAGGTGGTGGAGAAATGAAGTCAGGCGACTATGCACCACAGAAGTTTGTAAGATGGATGGAACATGAAGATCCAAAACCTAATCATTATGTATGTAAAAAAGGTAGCCATGTAATAGGCCATTACCTAAAAACATTTGAGAGAGACTATAACGGTAAAACTCAAGTGAATCACACTATCATCGACAAAGATGGAACACATTTAGTTATTCCTCATGCTGGAGATATCATTAAAGCATTTGCTGATCCAAGAACTGAAGTAGGTTGCCTAACTAAGTTAACATACCTAGGTAAAGAAGCATTTGAAGGTACTGATGACAAAGGTAAAAAAGTAGCAGCTAAGGCCGTTAGAGTTTTACTTGAGCAAGACAAAGAAGATAAAGTTTCTTTTGAAGGTAGCCCAGGTTGTGAAACTATAACAAAATTAGGTGAAGGTATGCCAACACAGGTAGCACCAGCAGCTGCAACAATCACTACTAGCGAAGTGCCATTTTAGTTTAAAACAATTTATATAATCAAAGGATAGATTATGAATGGAAGAGAAGAAACCTTCTTTATCAAGGATGGATGTTCACCTAAGCCAGATATGCTACAATTCATGCACCCAGGTATTGTAATGATGATTGCTTACACTAACCTGTGGTGCATATCTAATGGTGTAAAACCAGTGTGGACTTCTTGGATGCGTACAGCAGAAGAGAATAAAGCACTTGATGCGACTAACTCTCACATATGGAGAGCAGCTGATCTATCTATAGATAAAAAGCATGGTTGGACCAGCTCTAAAGTAATTGAATTCAAGGTTACTTTTAGTGGGATCTTTAAAAGACTAGGAGCTTATGCTCACAGTGAAGCTGGAAGGCTAATAAGAAGACCTATCATTGTTCACAACAATGGCAACGGCAAGCATATCCACATACAAGTAAATCCTTATGCCAGTATAGACCACCTAAAAGGTGTAATGGATGAGTCTACCAGAGAAGTTCAAAAAAGACCAGGCAAGAGAAAGAAGGACAGCGATGAAGATTCTTAACTTTAAGATTGGTACTTGTTATGTAGTTAGGTTTTTAGATCACACTCACGGCATAGACGAGCTTGTTAATGTAGAGATAGTAGGATGGTGTTCTGCTGTTAAGGATAAGCATGTAGTCTTTAGTGCATGGAGAGTTGATGATAAAGATGAAGACATGATTAGCAATAACACAGAGCCAGTTAGCATTGTTAAGAGTTGCATTACTCACAAGAGAGCAATATATATCCCCAAACTAGGTAAGGAATAATCATGGATGGCAGAATAAAGGTTGGTGATTATACCTATGGGCAACCAGTTACTATTATTTGGGGAAAGTGGATGGCTCACACAGGAAGTGTTGTTGCCTACTTGGAAGGCACAAAAGAATACTTAATTAAGCTCGATGTCCTAAATGGGTTAAAGATAAGTCTCAATGCCAAGGCATTTGCAGCAACCATAAATGAGAATAGAAAAGCATTCCCACCGCTATCTCTCGTTAACCCACAACCAACTATATCAATTGAACATAGAATAACATTTAAAGATCATGAAATAATTTGCAATAACAAAGAGCTAAGAGAGCTTAAAAACTTAATCACAGGAGTGATGTCATGAGCAGTGTTGATTTATTAAATATAGGATTAGTTACCCTTGCAGGTAATTTGCTAGCTCTTTACTTGTTTCTAAACATGATAGGTGTATCTATTCATATAGAAGAGCAGGAAGAATAGATGTTTTATCTAGGTATTGACCCAGGCAAGGATGGTGGTTTTTGTCTTCTTAATTCTGAAGGACATATCATAGAGACAATGGCCACACCACCACATAAAGATAAAAGAATATGTCATGAAGGTGTTGAAAGATTCATGGCCAAAGTAATAAGACACGCAGGAGATAGAGATAATGTTACAGTCTACACCGAAAGGGTTCACGCTGTATTTGGCAATAGCGCAACTAGTATGTTTACTTTTGGCTTTCATACTGGTTATTTATTCGCACTCACGCATAGCTTTCTAGGAAGAGATGTTGTAGAAATTGCACCAATTAAGTGGCAAAAGTTTTTAACTGGCTATGCAGATATAAATGAGGTATATAAAAATGAACTTACAGCGAAAGGCAATAAGAAAAGAGACACAAAGGCAACTGCTGCGAAAGCTGTTTCCAAACTTTACAAAGGGTTTGACTTTAGAAAGAACAAAGCGTGCCGTATCCCACATGATGGTATCGTGGATGCCACAGGGATTGCGCTATACGCACTTCACCAACATAACTAGGAGTTAAGATGAAAAAAGTAGGCGAGTACACACCAGGAATCAGCAATGATGACTACCACAACGACACAGAGTTCTTAAGTAGCTCTCAACTAAAGAAAGCAATAGATTCACATTCCAACTTCAGATATGAAATGAACAAAGGACATGAGCCAGCTAAGTGGTCACCTGACAATGCAATGGATTTTGGAACCTACATTCATGCACTATTAGACAAGACTGCAGATGTAGAGAATGAGTTTGCATTCATTGATATGGATGGTCTCAATTTAAGAACTAAAGCAGACAGAGAATACAAGGCTAAGTTCCTAGACAATGCACAAGGAAAGATAGTTTTGCCAGCACATGACAAACTACGTGCACAGCAATGTATTAAATCTGTTAATGCTCACCCATTCTTTAAGAAGATGGTAGATATGGAAGGCATTGAAGAGCACAGCGGGTACTATATAGATGACTTTAATAAGCTTAACCTTAGGTTCAGACCAGATAAGAGAGTTAATTCTTTAATAGATGGAAAGCCAGCAATTATTGATTGGAAGTCTATTTATAATATAGATGAATTTCATAAATCAGCTAAGTGGGATAGGCATTATGATTTATCTGCAGCTATGTATCTTGAAGGTGACAAGTATATTACAGGAGAAGATGATGTAGATTTTATCTTTGGTGTAATTGAGTCAAGACCTCCATTTAGAGTTGCTGTATATAAATGTAGTGAGTCTTTTTTACAATATGGTGCAAAGAAACTGGCAAAAGCAAAGAGCAATGTTAAGTTAGCATATAAAATAGAGACACCTACTATTAGGTTTCAAGAAACAGACTACCAGGAGATATAGATGTCAAATCAAGATGAATTCAATGCAATGAAAGAAGTGTGCTCCATTATGGAGAAGTTTAGCGCAACAGAACAAGAAAGAATTACTTCTTTTGTAACCAGCAAGACTTGGGAAAAGAGACATGCTGAAGAAGTTGAGAAGAGTCGCATAAGTACATTAGAGTTTGAATCTAAAATGGCAAGAACCAACGGGAGCATATAATGATTGAGGGATGGAATATTAAAACAGATATGAGTGTTCAGTGTGCAAACATAGCTAAAGACACAATGATGAGTCTAGATGCAGAGCCACACTTTGCTGAGATAGGTGAGAAGGTTAGAGAATTAACTGGAGAGCTTCATGAGAAGATTATGAACCAAGAACTACAATGGTCTTTAATGTTAACCCCACTTACTATGGTAGAAGAACTAAAGGTTATGTGTGAGTCAGAGATATCTAGAAGAGGTATTGAAATAGACGAAGAGGTGGAAAGAAGAGCCAAGAGTTGTGACAATCAATTAGAGATGGATATATAATGGAAACAATTAATGGCGAAATAATAGATTCAGCAAAAGAACACCTTAGTAGCACATCAACACAGCATGAGATAGCTTCTTTCTTTAATAGTAGAATACCTACTCTGGAAGAGGGAATGCCACTACACTCAGTGTTAGGTCATATTGCTCTATATGTGAGTGCACTAGAATTACAACTACAAGGTTTAGATGGTACAGAGAGGCCCTAACAACACAGTATTAAGAATGCCTCAATATATCTATGTCATAATAGATAAGAGAACCAATGAACTCTACAAGAGCACAACTAAAGGTAATCTTCCATTCTATAATAGTATTAATGCAGTAACTATTGGCATGAAGTTCTTAGCTGCTAGAAGTAATCTTGATTACTATAAAGTAGTTCAGTATGAGCTAAATAGAATAGGAGATATAACTAAATGAGTAAGTATGATACTGAAACCGAGCGACTTAGGAAAATATTCCCGTTGCCAAAAGTAAATATATCTGCCTTCGATGTCCAAGAGGGTGGATCCCATTATAAAGATATGAAGATTCAACCAATGGAGTATGCACTAGCTAATAACCTAAACTATGGCCAGGCTAATGCTATTAAATATATCTCTAGATACAAGAATAAGAACGGCATGGAAGATCTAAATAAAGCAATTCATTGCATTCAACTATTAATTGAGTTTGAAGAAAAGAATGCTAAATAAGAACATATATTTTGACCTGGAAACTTCAGGGTTTAGTCCACCTCTTAATAATATAATTACTGGTGGATTTGTAGCTACAGATACAGACCACAACATACTAGACAAAGCCTACCTCACATCTACAGTAGGTACTCAAAGATATAAGAACAACATACTTGGATATAAGATAGATCAATGGCCTGAGCAAGCACAGAGAGTCCATAAGATTACATGGGAAGATCAACTTAAATTTGATCAGCCAATAGACTTCTATAGAAAGCTCTGGTTATTCCTGGAACAATATAAAGACGACAGGTTGACATTCATATTCCATGCATCAGGAACCTTTGATTTAAACTTTCTCCTATATCACTCAAATCTACATGCACCAAAGATGTATCAATACCTTGTTAAAAGATTAGGTCAGCACATACCACTGACCGCCAATAAGGATGGTGAGTACACCACCTCTATGAGGTCTGAGAACACCATGACTTTGGCCAGAGAGTACAACAAAATAGGCTCAAATAAGCTCAAATTAGCATCCAAGCACCAGAAGATGGTAGATAAGATGGATAGCTACATAAACAAGCTCAGAAAGACACCTGCGAAGCCTGAGAAGATGTTAGAATGGAAAGATAAGAGAGCAGAGGCTAATAATGAGTTAGCCCTAATGGATAACTTAGATATAGTCTTTAATGGTGTAGGCCTTGATGAGCTATGCAGTAAGCTAGATATTAAACACAATCATCATAATAGTCTCTCAGACAGTGAAGTATTAGTCCCAATACACCGATTTTTTAAGAAACAACTAAGTTAATTCCCCGACTAAACCGCTTTTATAGAGACATATCACATCTGCTCTGCAAGCCTTTATTTATGGCAAATGGCAAGATATGTGGAAATTGCGGTATTAGACCAGCTCAGCTAGCTTCTCAATTGAAAAATAAGAAGACAGGGCAGATGAAAAGATATTACAAGAGAAAGTGTAATATGTGCTTCAAATACCCTAATCTTGGAGACAAGGCATCAGTTACTATCTGCAGAGGGTGCAATCAGAGTTATAATCCAGTCTGCTTAGACGTAGACCATATAGATTCAAATAAAGAAAACGACACCTACAAGAACCTACAAGTTTTATGCGCCAATTGTCACAGGTTAAAAACAATGCTGTGTGGAGACACGACTACAAATAAGGAAGATAAATGAGTTTAGTTGCAAAGTTATTAGAAATTACATACGAAAGAGAAGTAGAGCTAGAGAAGATGCTTGAAGATACATATAGAAACCACTGGGGCTTTACAGAGAGAACCATGCACTTTAATATTGATCTTCAAATAGCTTGTCTAAAGAAACTAGAACAAGATAGAAGAGCGGCTGAGTATAGATCACAGTTGCATTAACAATAAGGAATAATTATGAGTGAAGGTATTGAAAACATCGCAAAGTTAGCAGGTCATTTAAACAAGCTTGTTGATATTGGTGAAGAAGTTATGGCAGATGGAGAGATTGGTTTTTCTGATATCAGTCAAGCAGCTCCTTTGTTTGAAGAAGTTAAGGGTTTAGTTGCTCTTAAAGATTCAATGGAAGCAATGATGGCAGAAGCTAAAGACATTGACCCCATTGAAGCAGTTAGGATTGTACAAATCTTATTAGCAAAGAATTAATTACCCCCTCCAAAAAGGTAATTAAGGTTAAATAAATACTTAGGGGGTCGAAAGGCTCCCTTTTTTAATGGAGAAAGACATGGGTAAGGAAGAATGGAGAGACATACCAGGATATGAAGGTGCATATATGGCATCTAACTTAGGGAGAATAAGAACCTGCTCTAGGTTGGTTAATACCAGAAATGGAAGTTATCGAAAAATAAGAGAGAGGATAAAGTCTTCAAGAGTTGGTAGGTGTGGATATGTCAATGTTTCATTGTCTGTAAACAATAAACAAGAAACAAAAAGCGTCCACAGGCTGGTAGCCACTGCTTTTTTTGGTCCATCTGATCTTCATGTTAATCACAAGGACTTTAATAAGAAAAACAACAACGCAAGCAACCTAGAATGGGTCACAAGAAAAGAAAATACAAAACACTTTTGGGACAGTGGCAAAAGGCCTCGGTTAAACATACAGGAAAGACATCATAGGTTTAGACTTAGTCCCGTAAATTGTGGTAGAATATTGGAAATGTTTTCAGATGGTGCATCGCCATCCGACATAGGGGCGATACTTGATATGCACGAGTCAACGGTCCAGAGATACCTAAGAAAAATGGATGGAAAGGGAATTGATTATAATAAAAATAAGTATCGCAAAAGAGGAGATTGGGTTAATAGTTTAAACCAATAACATATAGAATCGGAGGTAATGGTGAGCGTATTAGGGACTGCCGCAATAGTTAAGATTGCATTTAGGGCTATAAACAATGGCATTGAGTTATACAAAAAGAGAACTCCAAGTTGGGAACAAAAACAAGAATTTAAGATGATTAACAAGTACTACTATATAAAAGATCTCTATGAATTAGAGAGAAGGAAGCCCAGGTATGATGAAGAAAGAGATGACGACTATAATAAAGGTGCTAGGTCTAATGATACTATGCTCAATTTACGTGACAAGCTGCTTCTCGTCGGCCAAGAGGTCATTGACAAATTACGATCAACCTAGAGATAAGAGATACTCTGCATATATTTATGTTGGTGAATATAAATTCAGAAAGAGTATATGCAAGAAGAGAAATAAGAAGAATGAGTGCCTTAAATGGGAACAAGAATATTTAGATTTAAAAGTACTAGACGATGAGATATATATTAAAAGTCACATGATACTTGTTAGCGAAGGTGATCTTTAAATATATCCCAATTCTCTTTATACTTATTATACTTCGACCCACTATAGCCTGGATTTAATCCGACACCTTTAAGTCCAGCTATAATATCAAATGGTATAAAGTACCAAGAATTATCACCATGCAGATACATCGCTGCTATATCAAAATGATCTTTATTATATAACTTAAGACCGCCACGACTCTTGGTTAGGGATAGCTTATACTGGCCACTCTTATTGGTTCTATTGCTAGATTTAATCTGTACCTTTAGTAGCGAGTCACCTGTATCTAGAATGCAATCATATCCTGCTCTATCTACTCTGGGCCATGAAGTACAATAACCTCTCTTTGCGCAGTCTATCTCAAACTGCATTTCAGCTATCTTTCCTATTTGGTCATTGTTTAAAATATCCATAACTAAATGGTATGTACTGTTATGTGTAAATGGCAATAAGAATACTCTTACAGAAATGTGAGTTGATTAGTTAAGTTTCTTCTTGGCTTTTGCCACTAACTCTGAGTTGTTACGCTTAAAGTCAGTGGCTGCCTTGATTTGTTCTTTGATTGTTTTCTTTTTAGGTTTAAGAAGGGCCATAAGTTATCCTCTCTCATCGTTTAACTTAGCTTTTAGTTTAACAGACTCTCTAAGGGCATCTTGACCAGTTATTGATCTAAATACTTTCTTCTTTAATAGTTCCTGAGCACTCTTTTCTATATTAAGAGCTCTTCCCTCAGCATCCACTATAAAATCTACATATTTTCTAGCAGCCTTAATGCTACCAAGCTTTCTACCTATGGCAGCACCACCAGCAATAGCAACAGGAATTAGAGCAGGTTGCCCAGCAGCCCACGCAAGCTTTGCACCAGTGGCAATACCCATTACCTCTAAGAATGATTTAGGTCTCAAAGATATGTCTGATATCTTATCACCAGTCTGACCTGCTAAGGCTTGAGCAGTAGAGATAACATCAAACTTTCCACTAATATTAGTATTAAATCTTTTGTCTATTCTAGTTACTTTCTCTGCAAGTGCTTTTCTTCCACCCTTGCTTGACGCTTTAGCAAATGATTCAACAGCATCTACTGTTTTAAAGTTCTTTGATATCTCAGTAACAAACTCTATATGATCTTTAAATTGCTCTCTAACTTTTTTTGAATCTATCTGACCAACAACATTATCTATACTCTCTCCAAGCTCACCAAAACCTCTAGCTGCCAACCCTTCACTTAGGGATGCACTGTCTAGTGACTTGTCTAGATTAGCCTTACCTTTAAAGTTGGCCCTAGCTGATAACTGTTCTCTTAGATTAAGGACTCTCTCTATATCTTGACCAATAGGAATATCTTGCTTTCCACCTGTGGCACTAGCTGACCTACCTTCAATTCTAGCCGCTAATTGCTCAGCTTGAGATGGCTCTACCTTTGGTGTTGTTCTACTAAATAACTGGTCTCTTTCTTTTTGTAAGCTAGCAACTAATGCATCATCTGCGTCAGTTTGAGCTGTTGCTTTTAATTGAGATAGTTTATCATCGTACAGCCCTCTAGCACTATCAATATCAACTTCTATTCCAGATTCTCTTAGCTTATTAAATTCATCACCAAGGGATTTTTTAAAAGCCTTTTCTTTCTCCGCTACTTCTTTTTGAATACCTCTGAATACATCAGTAAATCCAGTTTCAGACTTTAATATAGAGTCTAAGTCAGCACCTTTGTTAACAAATACATCTATATCCTTACCAGTTGCCTCAGTTAAGCCTCTAACTATACCTTTTGCTCCAGTTGCTGCCCCCTTAACGAGAGGGGCTGCAACCTTACCTAGTCCAGGTATTGCTCCACCAATAGTCCCTGCTATAAGTGTATCCTTAGCTGCTTCCCCTAAGTCTACATCTAGACCTGCTAGCTTACCTAGTCCTTGTCTAGCTGCCTCACTTATGGCAGCACCACCAGCAGCACCTGCTATAGTACCAGCACCGAAAGTAGATCCACCAGCTAGGGCAGCTCCACCAATCTCAGCACCTGTAGATAATACATCAAACCCTATATCACCAATATCAGCAGCTAGTTCACCAAAACCATCAAAGCCATCAGCATCTGGATCTATTGGATTCCATTTAGTACTATTTTTATCTTTAACTAAAACTCTACCATCAAATACTCTTGTATCTAGCCCTGGATGTTCTTTCTTTAAGAATTGCGCAGACTTCTCTGGTGATTGAGATAGGTTTTTAACTATCAATCTATCGCTTACAGATATCTCTGGGTGAGTCTCTTCTATAATCTCAGGTCTACTAGTCTTGGCCTGTGATCTCTTAGCTAGTTCTCTTCTTGCCATCTCTGCCATTGCGGCCTGTCTCATGCCCATTACTTGCCACCTTTAATGATAGCCATTAACTCTTCATCAGTGGCACTTGATGGGTCAAAGCTCCCATCTCCACCGAATCCACTAGATTGTGGCTGCTCTGGTGAAGGAGAATTGTTAAGGTTTCTTGGATCAGCACCAAGCTCTCTTACTCTATTTTCTAATTCAGACCTAAGGCTTCTAAATTTCATTTCTCTTATCTCTGGACTATCTGAAAACCTAGGTGCCATCTTTGCAAAGTTAGCTCTCTCAGCATCTCCAATAGCAGCACCAGATTGACCTCTACCAAACCCTTCAACAAATCGTCTTCTAGCTTCCGTTAATAGGTTATCTCCTGTGGGTCCTGTTATAAACTCTGGAAGAATGCTATTCCCCTTATCTAGAGCTGCCTCCATATCATCAAGAGCATTTAGTGCTAATCTAGTAGATCCTAATCTCTTTCTACCTTCACCACTAAGTTCAGCCTTACCAGATCCCTTGAGCCTTGCTATTGCTAGGTCATCAATAGAATTCTGATCTGCCCGTTCTTGCCCTAGTTGAGTTTGTAAAAACCCTAGTAGGTTCTGCTTGGGGGTTGATTGTCTAGCCTTAAAAGCATTTCTAAGGGAGTCCTGAACACTCTCAGGATCATCTCTTCTAATAGAAGGAGCTAGATTACTACCTGTGAGTTCATCTACAAATGCAGCTTGAGTGCCAAGGCTCTGTCTAAATGAAGGATCTATATTAGCAATAGCCTCTTGTTCACCAATATCTTCTCTAATTGCACCCTGATCTAACTGATCTTGAGCTGCTCTTCTAGTTAACTCTTGTTGTAATAACTCTCTAGCTGTTGCCACTACGATCTCCTATTTTTAATCTTCTCAAACCTACTAAGCTTAAGCTTCTTAACCATATCTTTAATTGATGGCTTAACAATAGCCCCATCAGTAGGTTTAATCTTATTTAGAGATCTCTCTCTTAGTTTTATTCTTATTGGTTCTAGTGATTTTGACATTAAAAACCTCTCCCACCACCAAAACTACTAGATCTCAATGCTCTAATTTGTTCTTCTTGTGTGAGTGATCTATTTCTATCTGTTGGAGCGATAGATTGTCTTTGATTTCCGTCTAAGGTTTGACTTTGAGCACTTTGCAAGAAGTCAGCAAATGGCTCCTGCGGCTTACTTATTTGATCGGTAGATATTGAGATATCTCCATCATTAATTTTAGTGCCTAATTGTTGTATATCTCTGAATTCAGAAGACCCAATAGGTTCTTCACTCCCAGCTTCTTTGAATGGAACTTTATCTTTAGCAGAGATAGCCTTTAATAGTTCTTTTTGAAAGTCACTTCTATTTCTTTGAGAAGCACCAACCAAAGCACCTTGGATAACTCTATCTAAACTAGATTTTCCTCTGAGCTTATTTACATTACCAATGTCTCTTCCAAGTATATGGCCAAACTGAGTCTTAGCTACCTCAGCACCTGCCTGAGCATCTCTTCTCTTATTATCTTCTAGTGATTTAATAAATCCAAGACCTATATTAAAAGCTTCTGGGCTTCTATCCATAAACTCCTGAAGAGCACTTAATTCATTCTTTTCTTCATTTTCCATTAGAATAACCCCGATAAAAGCCCTTTAGAGCTTGCGTTTTGTGCATTAGCTTGAGCTCTTGCAATTTGATTAGCTGCGAATGCTTTATTATCTGATTCAAACTTTCTAAATAGTAGATTAGCTCCACCTTGTCTGTCTGACACCTGTCTATTAAGCTGCTCATTACCAAATGACTGAAACTGCCCAGGAAGGTCTTTAAGTATTCCTAGTTTGTTCTGTTCATCTTGGGCCAGCGTATTAAGTCTATTTAATGATCCCTGTCTGTTTATGTTTTGATTATTAACTAGGTTTTGATTAGCTGTTGTCTGAGCAAGTCTCTCTCTGGCTCCACTACCAAGTCCACCCGTTCTAGCAATACTAGATTCTACACCAGCTAACTGAGAAGCACTGTCTCTGCCTAACTGATCTCTTTGAGCTTGCTGTTCTATATCAGAGGCACCTAGTAGGTGTTGAGCACTTTGTGATGGCCCTGTGGCCAAAGCTCTAGACCTAAGATTACCAAGAAGACCTTTACCTGATTCAAGTGACTCATTAGTCAGACCTGCTGTTTGGAAGCCTTCTCTTAGTTTACCTTGCTCATCTACAAACTTAGATGTTGGGTCTGTTGGTTGTGCTATTGAACCTGGTACAGATACACCCCCACCACTACCAAATAAAGTAGGTATTGCTGACACACCTATAAGTCCCGCTGTTAATGGATCCACTGCCATAATTATCTCCTATATGTGATCGTCAAAGATCTCTGTGTCCGGCTCAATAGTCATATCTTCATCATTGACTGCTTGTGCTAAACTGTTTGTTAATTCATTCATTATATCTATATAGTCTTGTTTCGTTACTGCTAATGTAGGTGACTTATCTTTATACTCTACTAGATACTTCATATATGCAATGACTGCATCTACATATTCAGGGATATCACATACTTGAGAATCACCACCTACAGCTGTGAACCTAGCGGCATTCCTGGTATAATACATAACTATTTCACCTTCTTGAGTATCAGTATTAAGAGTTAACTTAATCCCTCCACTAGAGCTATTTAGTACCATGTATCTGAAGTTCTTCTTAAGGTTAGTTGAGCTATAGTAAGATGTCTCTTCCATATCATCTATATTAGTGGCTCTGTACATACGTCTAGTATAGCCTGTAGTGTCCTTTAGAAATACTCTACGTATCTTGTTGGCATATATATCAGAAGGTAGTGAGTACTCGCTAGTGCCACTTACAAGCGTTATGTTAGGGTCTAGTTTGGTTAGGAAGTAATCTTGCTGTAAACCTAATATACGAGCCTCAACTCTATTAATGGCCCTATTGCACATGTTAACTAGTTCTGCCTCATCATATTCAGGATCACCTTCTATGTTGTGATCTTTTTGTACTTCACTCTTAATGTCACCCCAAGTTAAAAACTGCATTGTCTATTCCTTTAGTCTTCGCAACTACATTCATCAGTATAATCATATACATTTATTTCACTATAATCTAAGTCTTCATATATATCCCAAACAACATCAGTGGCAAAAGTTGCACTACATACAACAAATACAAAGATAGCTATTTTAGTCATTGTCATTTGCCTTCATCCTCTTCTATAGAGTCTTCACAGTGGTTTGCATCTAGCTTATCTAGTATATAGCAAAGCATATCTGCTGCCACATTTGTATCTCTTGATTTAGCTGCACGTGAACTAATGGTCTCATCAGGATCACCACCCATTAAAGTATTAAAGAATTGGTCAATGGATATTAATATATTCCAAAAGTACTTACTCATTAAAACTTCTCCGAATGAAGATATGCTATAGCTTTTAAGATAACATCTGTATCTACTGACTGAGATGTATATTCTATCCTAACATACATATTGCCTTCTAATTTACCCCAGTAACCTGTCTCTTCTTTGCCTTGATCTTGTTTATCAGTTTGAACTGGAATATTCATACCAAACCTCTCTAGCTCAAGACCACCAGGAACAACAACATCCCAACCAAGGCCTACTACATCTGGAATGCCAGCATCAGTTGGTGTTAGTGGGTATAGTGTACCTGCAAAGAAATAGTCTTTATCAACTACAGTCATAAGGAAAGTATCTGCTTCATTTTGATCTATAAGGATAAGTCTAATTCCAGATATCCATCTAATGGCAGGAAGCTTCAAATCAAGGCTTGCAGTTGTACTAAAGGGTACAACAACTCTTCCCATTCCTGTTGTTTTAGCTGAATACTTCTCTCTTAAATCTTTATTTAAACTCATTAGAAAAGCTCCTTAAATGATATAGATGCTAATACATTTGCATTGGTTGCTACTGACTTCATGGCCACCGTGATGGTCTGCTTAGTTCCATCTATATACTCACCAAGTCTAAACTTGGAATCTAGCAATTGATCTGCTGATCTACCTTGCTTGGATATGTAATAACTACCAATCTTAGTTCCACCACTAACTGCAGTGGCAGATACATCTTTCTCGACAAACTGAGAGTCACTAACCCATGTGCCACCAGTTATTACTGCATCAACATATATATGGACAATAATATCATCACTTGTTTTAACCAGTGTTCCTATTGATGTTGGAACTATTATTGCGCTTTCACCCGCTTTAACTCTCATTGAAATAACAGGTCTAAAATCTGTAGTATTAAGAGCCTTAACATCTATATCTCTATCCACACTACTAACAGTATCACCAACTATAGCGTTACCCTCATTTGCAATCTGTGTGCATATTTGAGTAACCGTTGTGGCGCTTGCTGTAATTCCTGTGTTTCTCACTCCATACCTTATAGGCAGGTGAGGTGTTCTCATATATACAGTGTTGTTTATATTTGCATTATGGAAAGTATGAAGAAGTATTTGTATTCCGTTTATATGAACATAAAACTTAGCATCACCAACTCCTAGCCATTGATAGTTAATTTCAAATATTTGTGTTTGATCTAGATCTATTGTAAACCCACTATCTCCAGTACCATCTAGCTTGTCACCATTAAAACTGGCTTGTGATATTGCTGTATCTACAACAACCCCACTAGTATCTGACCTTGTAACAACCTCAAAGGTTGTGTCTGTGGTTCTAAACATTAAACCATTGTTATCATCAACATATCCAAAACCTTTCTGTACACTAGCCTTACCAGCTCCAAGTACACCAGTGAATCTAATGATCATAGACTGCCCAGCTGCATAGTGAAAGTAGTTCATTGTCTGCCTCATAGCCAGATCACCTGATGCTGTACCCACGGTTAGCTCTATCTGAGATTTTTGCGGTACATATGTCTTAGCTCCACCGCCCAACAGTTTAAAATCCCAGAACTCTGTTTGCTCGCTATTAACATGTGTGGATTCAAATATATTGTTAATATTAGAAACTCTACTTCTTCCAAAAGAATCTCTATTTACATTTGTTTCGTAGGTTGGGACTGGATTAGCTTCAGTATTAGATACTTCCATTTTCTCAAATTTACTCATCTATATCCACCTGTTCCCTTGCCCTGCTATTAAAACAATTAATGTATTCTGATATGCTATAGTCTTGCTAGTCTCACCTATTATGGTGTCTGAACCAGCAGCTTGTATTGTAATTGTATTTGTAGTTAATGAGTCATCATCAACTCTCATAAGAGATATTGTTCTACCTGTGATGTCTGCTGCTAGTGGCATATTAACAGTTATGTTATTAGATGAAGCATCTAACATAATAATCACATCATCGCTCAATACGTTGTATGTAGAGCTTGTAGTAGACACTACCTTATTAGGAGATAAAGAAGATACAAGATCTACTAAATCTATATCGATGGCTTTTATACTTCCATCTATTACTTGATCTCCACCTAATTCTGTTCTTGCCATTTGTTCCTTATAAAGGGGGTTTTTACACCCCCCATTCATTAGCCCTCTCAAGAGAAGGCAACTTCATTAGTATCTGTAATCTACGATTGCAAAGTCTTTAGTTTTTAAGTTGAAGTTAAAAGTAATAACTCCAGTTGTTTCATTGATTAGGTAATCATTACCAGCACCAACAAACTGTCTCATACCATTAAGGTATACTCTAGCTGTACCAGCATCTACTGGAATGTTAGCAAGTGCAGGCAATACAGCAGCACCGTTAGTAACTGTAGGAGTTTCACTGTATACTCTCTCAGCAAGATCAGCAGCAACACCGTCAATCAATCCTTTCAACACAACACCTTGTTGAGCAGAAAGAACATCACTAACACCACCAGTAACAATATCATTAATAATATTTGAAGTTCTTAAAATATCAGAAGCCTCAGTATTATCAATAATGTCAATTTTACCTGCACCATCTACAGAGAAATCAGTAATAGCAGCGTTAACTACAAGGTGATCTCCAATAGAAAATACAATACTATCTAACGTACCAGCAACACTTACTAAGAAGAAATCACCAATAGAGGCACCGTCAAGAGCAGTCCCAGCAGCCACTGAAGCATCAATAGTTCCTACGTAGCTCATTGCACCAGACAAAGCACTAGCAATAGCTGTGTCCATCTGACCTTTGTTTACTGCATCGTTATTAGCAGTACCGTTTGCAAGACCTGATAGTGTTGCATCGTTGTTCGAATCAGTTAAGTTAAGATTAGTACCACCCAAGAAGTCAGCAAGTAACTTGCCAGCCCCAATGGATAGGTCCTGAATCTGTCTCGATCCATCAATTTCTGTTAAAGCCATATATTCCCTCCATGAAATAATGGTCTGCTATTAATTAGCAAACCTTATGTATAACTTGTCTCCTACTTCTATATTTAAACCTGAATCAATCGTAAGATCACTTCCTGCTATAATATAGTTAGTATCATCTATTAATAGCCCATTTATATATACTCTCTCTGAGTTAGATAAAGGAGCAGCTGCAAGGTTAACTATCCTGCTAGATAGAAAGCCTGAGCTTACAATAGAATCATCCTTATAGAATGATGTAGAGCCTCCGCTTCCACCTCCTGTGTCACCTATATCATCTATGATACCAGCGAAGGCCGTACTTCCAGTGACTTCATCACCACGCATATTCCCTACGAACATACGGAGATAGAGCTCACCAGTTGTCTTTATAGTTAAGTAGTCAGAAGTAAATCCTGAATACACAAACTCATAACTAGCACCAATGGCTTTAGTTACCATCACATCATTAGGATTGAATCCTAGATTGTGATATAACTTAAACTCATCCTGTGCACTCGGTATTCTAAACTCAAAGAACTCAAAATCACCTAGAGTAAATACTAAGTCATTCCATACTTGCTCGATCTTCTCAAAGTTCTCTCTTATATACTTATCGTCAATCTGCTTAGTGAATAGATCTAATCCCATTAGCTTTCACTCTTACCCAGTTTGTCCATGTCTCCGAATAGTTCAAAGTAAATAGATATGTCTGATATATGTGGTCTTTGTTCTTTTGGAAAACCCTTGATCTCGTATTCATAGGTTCCATCTACTAATGTATTATCTGGATCTGCTACAAGCATTGTACTCTCTGATCCAGACTGAACCACATAGCTAAAACCATTTATAATGACATCATATCCCTCATAAATAATCCCAAACTTATAAGTGATAGGATCAAATAAAGATACTGTCTTTGCAACTTCATCAACCTGGACATAGCTATCTGTGCTAGCTCCTGAGCCCTGTATAGTGGCATATGCTGAAGCCATACTTATTTGCATATTAGTTATTCTTTTAGCCTTTCTGTGCATTCTCTTTGCTATATTAAGGTAATCAACACTGTTCCATCTGTTGGCAGCGTCACCCCATAATAAGCTAACATCCCCCCATATCATTAACGGGTTAAACTTAATTGGTGATAGTGAGAAGTAATCCTGGCTACCTTCTTTGTATATTCTAGTATCAAGGTAAACATTGGTCTTAGGTCTACCTACTACATTTATCTTATTAACCCACTTAACAGCTTCAGAGTCACCCATATCCCATGCTATGTGTTTCCACTCATAAGGTATTGCTTTAGTCCACCAATCAGCTACAGGCAGTGCAGACTTAATAAGATCAGAGAATGTAGACTGAGTATGCTTAAATATATACCCATCATTATCAGCTCTAATTATTTCTTGGTTCTTATAAATAAGAGAACTAGGTGCCATATCCTCATCACTATCCATGTAGATAAAGCCTTTATGTATTTCATCATATACGAGGAAAGAGTTGTTATCACCAGAGCCTGTATTGATGCACCAATATACCCTTTGATTAACATTATCATATGAGCCATATATTCTCCTCTTGTCGAGGCCTGTACTAGTTAAAGCTTGGTATGAAAGATCTAAATGTTGAGTTAACTTCTCTTCTTGAACACCATCAGTCCTGTGTATTCCTGAGTCAGAGAACCAATACACATAGTCTTTAGTTGTTACAATAGAGCTAGCAGCTATACAATTAATGTCTGATATAGACTTCCTAGCAATTGTACCTCTACCTACAGTATCTAGCTCACCTTCCAGGGCAATAGTCTTCTTATCAGTAAAGACAAGAGTTCTTCCATCTATGGCAGCAATACCAGTTATCTGAGAATCAAAGTCCTCAAAGAAAGATTCAGGCACGCTATCAGGATCACCAACCTTAGAGAACCTAAGTCTAAATGGCTTATTCTCAGCACCTTCTATGATGTTTGCATAATAAACTACATTATCATTAACAGCTACATACTTAGCTTGTGGTGGCTGGGCATTGGCCTTAACTCCACCTTGAGTATAAAGAACTTCACCATTAGTTAGATCATCATCATTAGTGCTATCTGTATAAATAAGTACATCGTTATCAATAGTATCTACTAGGTAAAAAGTAGTACCATTGTTCTGTGTTCTATATATTCTCTTTCTAATAGCAGCTGTGTCGTAGTTTCTATTAACACCGTTTATAAGCTCCAAATAAGCCGATATGGAGGCTGTACCAGAGAAGCTATCTTGTGCATTAGTTACTGCTGCTAATAGCGGCTCACCTAGGTCTAAGAAGCTTGTGGTGCCTACCTTATAGCTATATTCATATACAAATGCATATAAGAAGCTACCACCCGAATCAGATGAAGGAGTAATTACGGGTTCAGATACAATCTGAGGAAGGCCAGCATTAACTACCTTGAGTATTCCGTTCTCATCTTTGAACATCTTAACTGGAAAAGAGTGATCATCATCTACACATATAAATTGATCACCAAACT